CCCTGAGGGCGGTGACCACTGGACCATGACGCAGGAGGGCGACGAGCTGCTCGTGCCTGACGTCATCCCTGGTGTCGAGAGACACGTCACGGTCGACTCTTCCGACGACGGGCTCGATGAGCTCAGCGCCGCGTTAGCCAACCAGCCGCTTGACATCACACCTGAGATGGTTGACGCCTACCTGTCCGCGCTCGACCCTACTCAGGCCCCGTACGACACTTGGGTCAAGGTAGGGATGGCGCTCTTTCATCAGTTCCAGGGCTCGGCTGCAGGCTTTGAGCGTTGGGTCGCCTGGTCCAGCGCCGACAGTGAGCGGTTCGATGAGTCAGAGATGCCCAACAAGTGGCAGTCGTTCGGTGGCGCCGAGTCGCCCATCACGTTCGCCTCTATCATGCACTGGGTCAAAGAGGCCGGCGGCGTCGTGGCTGTGGATAACATGTTCGAGACCTTGCTGCTTGAGGCCTCGAAGGTCGCTACCTTCGACGAGTACCAGAAGTTCAAGGACAAGATCACCGCCATGAGCGATCATGTGCTGCCGCCGGTCTACCGGTCCGGTGTCGTGAGTGAGCTCGCCGACCACTTCGGTAAGATTAACAAGGTCGCCAAGGGTGCCATCACCAAAGAGATGCAGGCCTCACGGGTCGCCAGGGCTCACTCCGTTGTGCAGCCAGACTGGCTGGACCCTTGGGTCTACGTCGAGAACACCTGCTCGTTCGCTAACGCTGACGTGGCCGACTACATGATCAAGCGCGAGGCCTTCAACGCTAAGTTCGACCGCGAGCCTGAGTGCGTGGCCGCCGAGCGTCAGGCCTCACAGCTTGCGCTGGTTAACTATAACCTACAGACCGTGGTTGATGTTATGTTCTTCCCCGCTGCCGGCAAGTTCTTCACGTACGAGCACAAGCGCATGATGAACTCTTACTCACCCAAGGGCGTCAGCGCGTGTGATGTTATCGACGCCGACGGCCAGATGGTTGTTGACATGTTCCTAAAGCACGTCGCCTTCACGCTTGAGTCGCAGTACGAGCAGGACCTCTTCCTAGACTGGATGGCCTACATCTACCAGAACCCAGGCAAGCGTGTGGGCTGGGCGATGCTGCTGCAGGGTGCACCTGGTACCGGCAAGAGCTACTTCGGCAACGTGTTCGAGGAGCTGCTCGGCAGCAACGTCCGGTCGCTGGATACGCAGGCCATCTCTGGCCGCTTTACCGGCTGGGCTCACGGCTCTATCGTTACGGTGGTCGAAGAGATCCGCATCGCCGGCACAAACAAGTACGAGATCCTGGACAAGTTGAAGCCGATCATATCGAACTCGACCATTCAGATCGAGGAGAAGGGTCGCGATCATCGGACCGTGCCTAACTTCACGTCGTACTTGCTGCTGACTAACCACAAGGACGCCGTGCCCTTGGGCGACGGTGAGCGCCGCTATTGCGCTATGTTCTCTAGGATACAGAGCGAGGAGGAGTTGTTCGACGCCTTCGGTGGCCGTGAGAAGGCCCGCGAGTACTTCGACGACCTGTTCGCTAACACGCGTCGTCGTCCAGACGCTATCGCTAGGTTCTTGCTTAACAGGAAGATTGCCGACAGCTTTGATCCTAGCGGACGTGCGCCGGACACCGGGGCCAAGCGCGAGATGAAAGCCTTGAGCGTGTCGCCTGATTGGGATCTAATCGACGACGCTATCAGTAACAACAACTGCGAGGTTATTAACGATAAGATTGTTGATGTTACCTGGATGAATAAGGTTGTCTTGGGCCAGGGCGGTGAGCTACCTAAGAATAGGACGGCCTCTATTATCTTGTCTGAGATGGGGTACTCACCCATCCCTGGACGCAAGATTAAGATCTACAACGATGGGCATCATTATGTGTGGATTAGGGGCGCGGTCGATGACCCACGAGTGACGGAGGTAAAAAACATCGTGCGAGACTTTCACAGCAACAAAAGTGGTGGATTTTTAGAAAAGGTAGAATTCTAAGTAAAAAGGGCGCAGTGACCGCGCCCTTTTTTGCAACTGCGCCCCTAACCGCGCCCCTATTTAATTCTTTGTTTTTATTATATATTTTTTATTTTAGATATCGGTTATCAGTTAAATAGTAAAAAGTATTCATATGAGAAATGAGTGTGTATATTTTAGAGTTGGTACACACATAAAACACACACACATTACACATTTAAGTAGTATAAGAATAACCGAGCACCGCACCCCTAGTAAAAAATTGGGTGCTGGTTACTCGGTTCGGTTGGAGGGTAGATTAGTGGGTTAATGGCGTTGGTTGTTCTAACGCTTCTTGACACGCCATAATAACATCTAGCAATTCTTTATCTTCAGAATGATGAACACTGAAATGCATAAAGGCGTAAAAGCTCAAATGTTTAATCGCCATCTTTAATGCTTCGTCTTTAGTCATGATGTAGTTCCTAGTGTGTAAGGGGAGGGGTGATGTAGCCGGCCTCGATCAGTTCGTTGGCTGCACGGCCGTACCAACCTTGCAGCTGCCAGACGAGTCCGGTGTCGAGTAAGTACTGCCAGGCTGAGATGATTGTGTCCTGATCGTGTTCTTCGCCGTCGAAGCCCTCCACGCATGCTGAGGCGTCGTATGGGGTCCAAGTTGTTTGTGTTGATGTAGTCATGTTAGTTTCTCCCTTGTGAGTTGGATTCTTGTTTTCTTAGTTCAAACGCTGGGCACCATCCGCCAGCCGTGCTGCGTGTGTCTGTAAAGTAAAGTGTGTACTCTGCTTCACCATCAATTGACAGTGAGCTTGAGTGAATGCCTTTTTTAATTAGATTAAGTTTACGCAAGGCGCTGATCAGTTTTTTGTTGTCTGATAGTGAGTCGTCACTGAGCACGATGTCTTTCTCAGCCACCCAAGCGTCGTTAACCTCGAAGCCGTCTTTCTTGTTGCCCCAGATGTCGTAAACAATCAATGAATAATAATTTGTCATGATGTTATCCTTAGTGAACTATAAATTGGTAAGCAGCAGAGTATTTTCCGCCGTTGTATTGTCTGCAGCAGGCACCACAAGCAAGTCCGCTGCGAAGCTTTGATCGAGTTGTTACGCGGTCACAGTTAGGGCAGGTAAGCTTGTACTTGGCTTTTGGCTTAACAACCTCGCTGCTGTAGCATCTAGTTCCGCTGCAGCCGATGCTTACAGCTTGGCGCTGCCAAGTACGATTGTGGCCATGACCCTTACCAACTAACGCGTGAGCAATCTCATGCAGCACGGTGTCAATAATTTGCTTTTCGTCGTTAAGCTCTACCAGGTGTTTGCTTAAGCTGATTGTCTTGTTGCTGTAGTTGCAGCAGCCGAACCTGCGAACGGCTCTGTCGTAAGTGAACTTCCAACCTTGGGCCAACAAGCCATGTTCTTTTATTAGTGTCGTAGCTATTTTAGTTGCGCTTGATAGTTTCATTATTGGCTCCTAGCGTGAAGTTACTTTTAAAGTGATCACTGCTGTTACCTTGGTGTACTTAGCGATTAACTCAGCTGGTACGTCGGCAGCGATGAAGACCGCCTTGTTGTCGACTGTCTTTCTTTCTGACAGTGTTACAACACCACGGAATAGGTCGCCTTCGATAACGCCTTCGTTTGATTTAAGATCGTTCTTGATGATCTCGGCCTGTGCCTCAAGGTCAGCGATTTGCGCTAACAAGATGCCTAGTTGGTCGATTTGAGTTGTTGCTTGTAGTTTAGCTAGATTTGTCATTTTATTTAGTCCTTTTAGTTTTATTGTGTTGTCCTACCACAGAAGTCATTATACAGAGTGTTGAGAGAAACGCAACACTTTTATTCAATTATTTTCAATTATTTTTAGTAGGGCCAAAAGGCCCACTCGGCCTACTCTTGATTGGCCTCGTACTCTAGCTGCATGGTCGTGTCGTGGTACTCTTCGAGCCTGGCCTGCAGCGCTGACAGCGCCTTGAACCGATTCTCATTAACCTCGCGGTAGTACTCAACCGTTGGGTTGATCGTGTTGACTAGCAGTAGTACCTCTTCGTGTGATAGTTTCATCTTGTGTCTCCTTAGTTAGGGTAAATTAAAACCGTACCGCTGTCGTACCACTCAGAGTGTAGGCCTATCTTGTGTAGGTACTCAAACAACTCTGGGTGTACGCCCATTGTGTCGCGGTGGCCGTAGTAATCGAACGCGTAGTTGCCGTCAATCTCTGAGCCCTCACCGGACCACAGCGCGCCCTTGCTGCCGTTAAAGTCCTCACCGTCTTTTAGCCACACACCAGGGAAGCGCTTGGTGATCTGGTCTGCTTTTCTTTTTAGTTTGCTGTTCATTTTAAGTCTCCTTGATAAGGGCCCGAAGGCCCTATTTAATTAATCGTCGTAATCGTCTTCTGGGTGACCCTGATCTGGGCCTGTGTAGTGTGGGTTGCGTTCCCAGGTGTCGTACGGTGAAAGAATCCATTGTTGATCAGCTCTTTCAGCGCCGTAAACGTAAGTGTATTGATCCACTCGATCTTGTTCGGTACCGTAGTTTGTGTATTCATCTTCGTTCATTTTGTTTAGTCCTTTTAGTTTTATTGTGTTGCCCAACCACAGAAACGATTATACAGAGTGTTGAGGTAAACGCAACACTTTTATTCAATTATTTTTAATTATTTTTAACGATGAGGCTATCATTGGGTTTCAAGGCTAATTTTATTTAAGTTGTGTTATTGTGTTGAGGCAAACGCACAATTAGTTTATACTGTCGCTTGTTGAATGATATTGGAAAACAAATGAGCAACGAAGAGTACAGCCACCTGATGAACAAGAAGCCCGCAGCCACGGTCTTGTCTAAGTTTAAGAGCAACCGATCCTTGGCCAAGAAGCTTGGCATCAGCCCCAGCACGATCACTCGCTGGACCTATCCTAAGATCATGAAGGGCACCGACGGTCACATCCCGCAGAAGTACTGGATTGAAATTATTCACATCGCAAGGCGTGAAGGGTTTACACTTACGATTGAACATTTGTCAGGGCTTAAAGCATGAGTGAAGTAAGTGAGCCACGCGAGAGAGCCTCATCGGCGCTAATGCCAAGCGGTCTTACCGCGCAAGAGGAGGTCTTCTGTCAGAACATTGTTAGGGGCAACAACCAGTCAGATGCCTACAGAGCGGCCTACGACACCAGTCGCTACAAGGAAGCTACCATTCATCGCTCTGCAAAAGAGCTCATGACCAAACCCAAGCTAATCGCAAGAATCGCAGAGCTACGCGCTCCTGTGATCAAGAAGGTGCAGATCACGCTCGAAGATCACCTGATTAAGTT